AAATTCTAGCCTGACCATCACTAAGGCTTGACCCAAACATTCCGACAGCGTTTCCGATGCCAGCTTCGTACAGTCGCCATACATCCCCCTGACCCTCCACAAGAATAACGGTTTTGGTTTCTCGAATTTTATCTTTGGCGAGCCAATATCCATATAGATATAAACCAGAGTTGAAATTTTTAGAGTTTACCCACTTAAATCCATTGCTGATTTCATTTTGTGTTCTACCTACGCAGCCGACCATATACTCATGGTTGTCGTCGTACACCGGGACAACTATTCTTCCATTCATCTGCTTTGAGGGATCATTGCAGATGCCTACATCAAATTTATCCAGAGTATCTTCCGAATAACCCCTGTTCAAATAATATTTTACCGGTCTGGCTAAAGAATTTCTTACTGTTTTTCTGACTATTGCGTTGTCGGGAATATGTCGGTTTTTTAAGGGGTCTGACGGGGTAGTGACTTTCTCGACTTTGAAATCGTGACTTTCTTTTGCTAAATCCTCTACAGAGCTAGACACAAACTCTAAGGAAAAATTAACGGCCTTTTGAAACGAAACTTCCTTACCTTTTCTGGAGCTTAGCAAACCCCTTATCAAGCCTATGGGGGTATGCAGAAATTTTTCTTCACACCCGTGGGTCCAGCATCTCCAGCATCCAAAGTATTTGTCTTCCATTGTAATGGTAAACGCTTGTGGGTTATCTGCGCCCTCGTGTATAGGACACACGCAGGTTATTCTGTCATACTGACGGAAATATTCGACCCCGAAGAGGTCCAATAAATCCTCCATTCTCAATGCAACTTTATGTGACAAAACTGCGAGTTCTTCTTTTTTCATTAAAAGGGACTTTCTTCGTTGTCAAAATCATCTACTTCAAATCCAGACTGCTGTTTTTGGTAGTCAAATTTGATTTCGTTTCTGGTGGGTTTTTCTATAATCTTTGCTGTCTCTCCAAGCATTGCGATATTGATATAATCATAATCGTCTAAACCAGCACCGTGTCGTGTAACAATAGGGACCAATTTTCTATTTCCGTTTTCCCCTTGATCTTCTGCAATTTCCTCATCGGACTTTTTCTTAAAAATACTAAAACTGCTACACAGCCATACCAATCTATCAGAGCCACTTACAACATCGGTAGACTCTTTAGTAATTCCATCCCGATTTAACTGAACAAAGCTTAGACACGGACAGTCGTACTGAACACAAAAATTGTGAAGTTGTGTAATGTGAAAACCTAAGACTTGATATTCCTTGAGGCTATCACTAATTTGCCCGGAGTCCATAAGTTTAAGATAATCGTATATAATCATACAGTCTTTGATTCGGCCATTATCGTCATATCCGACATTTTTGAATAACCATCTTCGCATGACTGATAGGGTTTCTTCAAAAGGCTTCCCAGCAATGCTTATATAATCGATAGGAATTTTATCAAACCTTTCTACAGCTTTATAGACCTTTTCTTTTTCGCAAGCACTTTCCGCAAATTTACCACTGGCTATATCATTAATATTCACGCCGCTAAAGTTAGCCAGAACACGATTAAAATGGTCCTCTTTCGACATTTCCGTATCTAGGACTAAAACGGGAACGTTTAGTTTCTCAGATATATGAATCGCAACGTTGTCAGCAAACATGCTTTTGCCCACTTTGGGGCGGGCAGCAATTAGATCTACACACTTTCTTCTAAAGCCCCCGCCTATCGCGTCATCAAACCTAACAAAACCGCTAGTCAAGCCCAAAAAGGACGAAGGATTCTCTTCTACATGAGAGATATATTCAGAGACTTCTTTCCCGAGAGTAATCGGTTTATCTTCTACCGATCCGTTTAGTGTTGAAGATAAAGCAAAAATAGGTGATTCAGCAATGTTAAGTATCTCATCTATGGATTCATCACCCGTAACATCAGAAACATCAGAAATGATTTGTTTTACTTTGCCTTTTATGTCTCTAGCTATTTCTAGTTTTTTTAGCTTAACCGCGTGCTTCCTAACATTGTTTAGATCAATATCCGTTTTAAAGAGTGCTTTGATATCATCCAGAGCAACCTCTTCTTCTATAATAGAGTCTAGTCCTAAATCTTTAGCAACACTAAGAAGAGAAGGTAGGTCCACGCTGGAGCTACCTTCTAGAGCCTTTTCTATACAGGCATAAAGTATTTGATTTTGTTCAAAATCAAACGTATTTACACTAATGATATCGTCTACGTCAATGTACGCATCCACCCCGTGGTTCAAAAGACCGGCTAGTACCGCTTTTTCAGATGCCGAGTTGTTTATTTGGCTTGCCATTTTATTTTCTAGCGCATTTTCCGCAAACGTGGAATTCACCCTGTACGAGACTTTGGGCAACCTTTTCTGTTTTACCACATTTATGACACAGTATCTCCACTGTTACGGAAGCGGGTCTATTTCGAGGCGAAAGAACGATTTGTGGAGTCTCTATATCCTTAGAATCTGTTCCTTCGTCTGTGAAGGTGTTATCACCTCCAACAACCGGCATGGTTTTAGCTACTCTAGATTTTGTTGTAGGATCAGATGACTGAGCGGAAGCGACAAAATCACTAAAGTCGTTTTTATTCATAGGCGGGTCTTCCGTAGTTGGTGGATTTTTCGGGCTGGTTGTTACCTCTCCCGTTAATTCCTCAAATGCTACTCGAATAAGATCCATGTCATTGGTCTCTATTCCAACTCTAATTTTTTCTAACGGGCTGGTCATCCACTCTTTCTCCTACTAAGCTCTAATAATGAGTCTGCCATTCTTCTAAGGTCTCTTACTTTGTTGTCGAGCCACATAACTCTGCTTTCAGCGGCTAACTTAACTTCAAACAACTTCTTAGCAAATTCGTCATTGTCTATTACGGTGTTATATTTTTGTTCCCATTTCATGTATTTATCGAACTGGCTCGCCTGTTTTGAAACGATCATGTTCAGTTGTTTTTCACACCAGTTTAGTTTTACGATGTGCTGATTAGAAACGGACTGAACATAATGACAATAACCATAAAGAACATAAGCCTTTTCGCAGCATTCTTCGGGGGTTAAAGATTCTAATTCTACACTTTCTAAATTGATAATAGTTTCAACTTCTGGATTTATCTGAATGGAATATATTTGCTCTCCTGAGATATAGTTATCTAAAGAGTCAACAAAATATTCAAAGCTATCGGTTGAAAATTGACTTTTTCCATTCATCGTCTTCGCCTTCGTGACTCAATACAACAATTTCGATCTCGTTTAAATCACACCATCTGATTTTATCTCTGTCTCTAGCTTTAGCTTTCTGGAAACCTTGTTTAGTTTTATGGTAAAATTCATTAAATTCATAATGCTGCCTGCCATGAACCTCTACGACAAGTTTGCGTGACGGCACATAAAAATCTGCAAATAGCGTCGAAGATCGTGTCAGCGTGGCGCTACCGGGAAGATAGACTTCCTCTAGAATTATAGTGCGCGGGAAGAGTTCACGCAAGATGGCTCTGACTCTTTTGTGAAGACTGGAGCATTTTCTTTTGTTGTGTCTAGCAGTTTTTCCTACGAGCTTCCATTCTCTTTCCCGACCATCGAATCCTGTAACTTTCACAGCATACTCTTTATTTCTTCTTCGAGAATTTCTAATGTAATAGGATTACTGCTTAAAAAAGCCGCGACCCTGTCTTGCCCTTGAAATTGAAAAAATGACTTTACTTCCTTTTCATCTTCTACATCTATATCATTAGCTATGAGTAAGTCTTTAACCCTGTCAATATTTTCAAGAAGGTAATTACAAGTATACCAAGCTCCAGCTTTAGCTATTAGATCTAAATCTACCGCCATTATAAACAACTCTTGGGTTTTGTCGATTCCTAGGCCGTATTTAAGCCATCCCTGAGCTTCACTGCCGGGAAAGCCTCCTGCGGCGGAAGTCTTAATTTGCCAATGAATCATTTGTCCAATTTGCTTACCCCCAGATACCCATGGCTTTATATATTTTATTTCTAATATGTTGTCTGTTTGATATTGAATCCCACGACCACCATCAGCCACTTTACTCTTACCAAATCCAGAAGTGTTCGCAATTAGGTGCGTAATCATAATAACAATGGCTTTTTGTCTTGGTACAATGCCTCCTAATTTTTTGCACCAGTTTTTTAGAAGCTTCGGTAGAGATGGGCGATATTGAGCGTTGACATCATCGATTAATTCCTTTTCTGGGATAAGCGATGAAATGGAGTCTATTATCAATACACAACCGGGAGTATTTTTGATATAAAATTCGGCAATATTAAGGAATTGTTCCGCACTCATGGGTTCATCCACAGTGCCAACAATCTTCATTTTTTCAATATCCAGCCCATCGATACCCGTAAGGTTTATTGATTTTAACCTGCCCTCTGCATCGAGATATATTATCGGTTTAGAACCGTATTTTTCCTGTTGACAGGTGGCGGCGAATTGAAGGGCTGTTGTTGTTTTTCCGCTTTTAGGATCGCCAGTAAAAGTAACCCAGCCTCCTTCTTGGATGCCGCCGCCAAGAGCCAAATCTAAAGCGGGGCTAACGGGAATGATTTGTAGATTAGATCTTTCTTCAAAAACCTCTGTTCCACTTCGTACTACATGCCCATACTTTTTGATAATTTCTTTTGTTGTGTCATCATCCAGTATTTTAGCTATAGCTTTAGCCATCTAAGTCCCTCAGTTTTTGAATCGTGCTTTTTCTACCAAACGGTTTTCGTGGAGGAGCAGCTTCTTCTGTTATGTACTTTTTAGGTACAATTTCACGATCTTTTTCTTTGTCTACTTTTGTCTGCTCATATTTAATTATATTCTCCAGAGCTTTTAGACGTAATGAATACATCCATTTACCCCTTGGTGACTTGAGAGCATTTATGATAGCGATTTCGTCATACTTCTTAAGAAGTTGGTACGCTTTTGTCACCTGACTTCTGAATTTGTTCTTCCACTTTGTTGTATTCCACAATTTGAAAGCTGGAGTACCTTCATTCGCCTTTTCTGCCTCTCGCAATAAAACCATCTCTGCTATGTACTGAGCGGCATCGCATTCTTGTCCAGTTGTAACGTGTTTATACTTCTTCATATGACTTGTTCTTGGTAATCAAACAAACTCCTGCTTCGGCAGGATCTCTAATTTCAAATTGGTCTGGTACGATTTCGGGCAAGCTCCAATGTCTAACCCTCAACTCGCCGTTTTCTAGTATGCCAGCTATAAAAGAATGATTGGTTCTGTCTCCGAACATAAATTTTCCAGCGGACTTACAAAAATAATAGCCGTCGCCGCCCTCTCCGACAACCTCAACATGGGAACGATTTTTTATTTTCATCCCGGTGATATAAAGGTTATTCTCTTTACAATGCGTCCCCAACCTTTCCCACGCGCTGTGTGGCTCCACACCCGGCCTGTCATCGTCCTGATAAACAGTTTCTCCGTCAGACAAAGTAACAATCCAGATGGGGTTGCTGTCGGCGTATTGATTGATGTATCCATCAATAGAAGTGCTTATTGACATCTACTTTTTGATCCTGTGTATGCAAGAAGAATCAGAAGACTTGGGTACTGTGGATTTAGAGGCATCGGCTGTTTCAGATGCAGCCGGTGTCATAACGGTAACACCCCTGCCTTCTTTATGACCGAACAGTTCACCAGCAATCACCCTTTCCTTTTTTTCATCTTGAGCCTGAGACGTATGCGTTGTTTCAGAATTGCTGTCTAGATATTTTGATACGATCTTTTGATTTCTGTTTAAATCTTCTGCGAGTTCTTTGATATCTCTATCAGAATGATTGTCTATGTAAAATTTCTCAACCCTATTTAAGGGACCGCTTTTCTTAGACATGGATATACTCTCTTTCTGCTCTGATGAGGGATTCACCGTTCTTAGTTTTTAGATAATCGAAATAGAGATTAAATATCTTCTCATTGACTCTTTTAAATTCAGAAATCCTTATCTTTGTTGCATCAATCCCTTGCGGGTCAAACATTTTGCCCCGGAAGAACTTAACATAGCAAAAATTGGTTTGCTTGCCGTTTTCGACAAGTATGTGCATTTTGGCACAAACCTGTTGGGTTTCTGTCTTTGTTTCTTTACCATTGCCTAAAATATATCTACGATTTACTTTCTTGAGAACCTCTCCGAAATCTTCGTGCTTGTCTACCATGTTAAACCTCTATAGATTTAGAGTGTATTTCTACATAATCTTCAGTATCTTGATCTATGCTAACAAAACTGCTTGTCTCTGTTCCCCCAATATAAAACTCACCGGAGATTTCTTTATTGAGGCTCGACCCCCCGCATCCATCATTTTCACAGATAACCTTTACGGTTGTTAGCCTACTCGATTCTTTAACTCTCCATATATCGACGTGCTCGGTTCCACAAGACATACATTTGATAAATACGTGTCCCAAGTCTGTCAACCCGCTTTTAGTAGGCTCTTGCTCACTCATTTTTTCCCCTCTTGAATATATCTCTTCTTTTGTTCGGGAGTCATTTTGAAGACTTCGTTTTGGGATGCTTCTCCATCCTTATGATACCAAGGCTGACTCCTTTTGTCAACATTTTTGCCTTTCGCGTGTTGCCGTTTTTTCTCGTCTAACTCGTATTTTCCAAATTTTTGAGTGTTGCGTTCAGCTAATTGACCCAGCGTTGTAGGCTCCGCTCTTACAAAAGACGTAAAGCTGCCCAAAATTCGCTCTAGTTTGTGCTTCTTACAAGATGGACACTTTCTTCTTTTTTTGTACTGTTTTATTGGCATAACATCAGAAAATGTATGTTCACAAGCCAAACATTTGTATGCATATTCCGGCATTTTATAGTCCTAGGTAGTATAGCAAAAGAAATTGTGCCACCGTTAGAGATATTATACTTAACCAAGCGTAAAGTCTTTTGTAGTGGTATAAGACTATCAGAAGTCCTAGAGCTAGAATTGTTCCAGCCATCTTTACGCCCATAAATAACGCAACGTCTCCGTCATCTTGTCTCATTAAGTATCGACCAACAGGATTCTGCTCATTATAAAGCATTATGTGTTGATTCTTCACGGCCCAGTATAAGTCGACTGAAGAAATCATACCGATAGCTATCCACATCATAGCGAAGTAAAACTTATGGTCTCGTTTTGCTATCAGCTTAGTCATCTTCTAGCCTGTCTAAAATGCTGGATATAATTTTGTTCCTAATTATATCACATCGTTCTAGTTCTACAATACTGACACCCTTAAGGTCTTCAAGCCTGTCCGCACACTCCTCTAGGGCGCCGCTAACACTCTGTGGCAGATCAGTTTGTTCTATGTCACCATTAATCACACATTTGGATCTAGACCCCATTCTTGTGATTAACATTTTTATTTGTTTGTATGTGGCGTTTTGTGCCTCGTCTAATATGATGAAGGAGTCATGAAAATTTCTCCCTCGCATATACTCC